TTGTCAACATTGTTTTGGGCAATGAATTTACGCAGGGCTTGTTCAATCAACTGATTAAGAGTGATGTCACGTTCGTGCGCCAGTTTCATGTATCGGAACAGGTCTTCATCGCTGAAATCCACTGGCATGCTCACACGAGTATCGTAGTCTTCGCCGGCCACAATGGCCAAGCACTTTTGCATAAAATCATCATCGACTTCTAGGTCAATAAAGTCCACATCGTCCCAGGCTTGGTTGCCAAGTTCTCCGCGCTCGTCGGACTCGTCTTTGTATTGATCTAGGAAATCTGGGTTGATGATTCGGTAAGCACGGTCATGTGTGTAATCGCAGATATACACTTCGTAGGCAGTCTGATCTTGCGTATCAAACACAATATTGGCACTCCAGCCTCCGCGGCCATGAACGCCATTCCATGAACTCAGTTGGTACGCATGATCACCGTAGCAATTCCATCCATAGCTGTCGCCTTCGGTGATGCGATAGTCAACCATTTCCATCCACTCTTTAAGAGTAATCATATCAACTCCTTAAAATTTAATTATAGCACACAAATCAATCTGTGTCTATTAGGCTGTTAGCCAAAGCATTTCTTCTTTGACTTCTACACTTTCACTGCCATCATATTCGTTGATTCTAAATTCCGTGCCTACATCCAGCCAGACAATTTCTAAATCTCTCATACCACCATCATAAAGATCGGGATACTTGAGTGTGACATAGGTGGTTAATTCTTCCCATTGTTCTTTTTCCACAAAGTCAACAATCACAGGCTCAAATACAAGTTCTGGCACTTCCTGATTCCAAGTGCTCCAGCCTGCACCAAAGCCCGGCGAGTACAACACCGCCACTTGGCCATTTCGAATCAATTTTTTAATATTCTTCGTCATAGACAGGATCTGTTTCAATTTCTACATGTCCAAATCGAAGCAGACCTCGGCCTACTTTTTCAACTTCAAAAGGTTGATCAAATTCTACAACGGAGCCCAGTCCTTCAATATCCGCATAAGTGTTGTCACGTATGTCCGTTACCAGGATGCAACCAATACTGCCCGAATCCACGCAGTGACTGTCGCCCATGTTGTTGTAGTATTCTCCATCGCCAAATGCTGTGCCAAAGCTGGCATAGCGGCGCCCGTCTTGAAGTGTGAATTCACCTTCGACACCTCGGCCAGGAGCACCGGGTGGGAAGAACAAAGCACAAACTTCGTCCCATTCTGGGTGCATGACATAGCACAAGTCACCAATGTAATACTGTCCGGCGGGCATGGTCATAGCAGTTCCTTAACTGTTGATGGTTTCAAACGGGCTGAGTTCTTCACTGCCACTGTTGGTGGTTTCATACACCCAAGAGATGGGAATTTCTAGGTTCCGGGCAATGGTCACTGGCAGGTAACCAGCTTCCAGCATGTCACTGATTTCAAATGTAAGTTCGCTCATTCTGCTCATTTTTAATTCCTTGTTACTATGCCATTATTATAGCGAATTTTTAATTTCTAGTCAACTTGAACATCTGCTATCTGGCCATCACGGAAAATGTAGTAGCATTCAACCAGGCCATAGCTGACCCAAATGCAGTCATTGCCGGGTCGCATTGTGTAATTCTGAATGTCTTTTTTGGCAAGGTCATCTCTAACCAAAATTACCTCAAATTCATTCATTTCAATATTCTTTCTTGTTGCCATCAGCTTCGTTGTCTCGGTAGCCTGCGGCGTAGGCCGCGATTTCTGTGTCAGTCATTTGTGCCATGTCAATTCTAGGACTACGGTGAGTGTCGCCCACAAAGTAGTGCGGCATATAGTTGCGACCGTAATAACTGTCAGCCATGCCGCGATCGTACGGACCGCCATGACGTTCGTCGTAATAACCAGATTGTGTGTGTTCTTTAATCATACTGTTTCCTTTGGTGCCATCATTTTGCGTCCTGCCGCTATAAACATACGATAGGCTACTCGCTCTTCTTTCTCAAGATCGTCGTAGCATTCTTCCATGCTCTCTAGACCTTCTAAAACGTCGCCTTCGCAGTAGAGTTCTGCGTATTCCTGCACAATGCGGCAAGCATCGCCTAATTCCATGTATAGTGGTGTTCCCATTGTGTTCTCCTTAAGCCGCTTTGCGGAAGTATTGATAGGGCAAGCCCAGTGTCCAAGCAAGGTAATCATCATCACCATTGGTGTCTTCGGCTTCGTGAATCCAGCGCATGGCCATAGCCATGTCTTGTGCACCCATGCTGATCATTTCAGCAACGCGGCGCTCAAATGCCTCAACGGCCTTGGTCTCGGCTTCTTTGCGAGCAGTCTCTTCACGGTCAATGGCTTGACCCAAGATCACAAACTCCTCTTCAAACTGCTCAAGAGTCCAAAAACTAGTGTCAACACCACGGGGGCGAACACCGTAGGCATCTTTGTACATGTCCCAGAAAGTGGCTTGGGCCTGCTCTAAATCGCTCAACTCTTCCCAACTTTTGAATTCTGTAGTCATTTAGTGTTCCTTGTTGCTTACTATACTTCAATTATAGCAAAACCGTCAATTCTGGTCAACCAAAATAGTGTTGTATTTTTACAACCCCACGCTTTTCTTAATATCGAAACGAGCAGTCTTTTCGTCAAAATACATGCGAATACCGTCATTGTAAGGGTAAGGACTTTGCACTACAATTTCGCCTAGCTCGGTGGCAAGAGCCTGCGTAAATTTACGCAGGATAGACTGAGTGTCCTCCATTTGATCTAATGGATCCCGATCCAGAATTTCCTGATATTCGTTAATAAGTTTTTCGATGTTTTGATGTATCATTTCCGGCTCCTTTTTCTTACTATACTCGTATTATACGAAATCTGCCAATTCTGGTCAACCTGTTTTTACGCTGTTTTTCGTGTGCTTTGATGCGTCGACACAGCTTCTAAGGGCGTAAACCACCCTGACAGACAAAAATGTGTACTCAAGTACTGGTTTTGGGGGCAAAAACTGCAAACTCAAGTACTACTTTTTGGGGGTAATTTAGACTTCAATTGCTCTGCGGAACAAGATTTCTTGCTTGGAGAATGCTTGTACTTCCCAAGGTTGGTCCAGATACGGAGTTTTGAGCCCATAGAATTTGCCACGCCATCGCTTGCCTCGGGCAGTGACTTGCAGAGTGCCTTTGACAAACTGTGCCACATGAGTGAGCTCGTGTGCCAGAGTGGCGCCCAGGGCCTGCAGATCTTTCACGGGTTTGAGCACAACCAAATAGGTGTCTATACCGGTCAAGGGAATGGTACTGCCAAGTTCCTCAATGTCGGGATCAAGAATGATGTGCAAGAGTTTTTGGCTCCGTGTCAGCTTCAATTGTTCTAGCATGGAGGGCACCAATGACTCCACGTATTTGCAGGCCCGTGACCGACCTTCGATATACACTTCCATTTTAAATTCCTGTGTGAAAAGGGTTGCGTCTACGCAAATGGGACAGTGCCGCTTCTCGAGTTTCAAAACGTCCTGAGATGGGGGTCTGGTGAGCGCCACGCACAATGTACCATCCACCTAATAGGCCATTAAAAATGACTTTCATATTATTTCACCAATGTGTAAGGTTGGTTCCAGGCACCAATTTGCAGGTGAATGTAATAAGCAGTGTGGAAGTAATCAGACCTTGCGTCAGACTCATCAAACCAACGACGTCCACCGGCCACAGTGCTGGGTGCAATTTTAATGATACGCAAGAACTGATCAATTGCATCTTTGGCTTCGCCAGTGAAATGATCTTGGAACCAATACTGGTTGACCTGCAGATATCCTTCTGCAAGACGAGCATCAACATGTCGATGATCTATGGTTTGACTGTGATTTTCAACAAAGTCAATGGGACCAGATTTAACTGTTACATCAACGCTGAGGCTACCAGAACCTTTGCGAACACCAAATTTAAATTTGGGAAATTGAGCTTTGAGTTCGTTGCGAATTGCTCGAACTTCGGTTGCACTAATATAAGCCATTTTCAGTTCCTTTTTATTACATTGACCAATAGGTTTCGCTGGCAGGGTTGCAACACCAAGGAGTGTCTGCATCAATTGTCACAGGCTTGCCCGTCATCAAGTTCTTCACAGTGATCTTAGGTGCAGTGTAAGTGTCACGGGCCACAATGTTCAGCTGGCTTTCATTCCAACCTGCTTTGTTACAGAGACGAGTTCTAGTGGCCTTTGCGGCACCAAAAGTTTTGTAGGCACGAGTCTTGTTGGGACCGTCTGTGACAATAAGTCCGGTACCTTTGCTAACGATTACGTATGACATATAAATTTCCTTTGTTTCTTACTATACTTCTATTATACAAAATAGCCCAATTCTGGTCAACCAGAATCTGGTGTTGTAATTAAACAACACCCCGCACATCAGTGTTCAAATTGGGCTTCAACTCACGAATCAGGGCACGTTCTGCAATGTGGGCTTCGGTTTTGCCACGCACCACTGCAACAATACGGAACTGAAAAGCCTCAGTGCCACGAGCACGAATTGCTTCGTACAAGGCCCAACTTTTGTCTTCGCTACGTGAGCGATAGATGTGCTTGTTGATGCGTGTTTTTACACTCTTCAAAACAGTGCTTTCTGTCTTGGCAGTGACGCCAATGTAGAAGTCTGCACCGCTCTCAATGCGGTAAATGATGTGAGTGCGATCTGCACGTTTTTTTCGGGGTTGCTTTTTAATTTCCATACTAGTATTATAACCGATCTTGCAATTCTGGTCAACCACTAGATGAAACCCTACACAGTGTAGGGTTTTGGGCAGGATTATTGGATAATATTATCGGGATTATCGGATAATATTGTCGATTATTATTATACAAATTCGATATTATCGGTACGCAAACGTTGTTTGGCTTGCTCGATAATACGTAGTTTATCATTTTCGATGGTATCGTAGGGAATATCTCCGGAAACAAAATCGCATTTTGCTTGTGGGGGGAATGGATATACTATATCTCCATGTTCATTTTCCCGGGGATATACGTTAAATGCCATAATGATTTTGTAAGTGCCTTTATCTTTATAATATACTAATTTTGCTCGTGCAATATTAGCAACAAGAATTTGTGCGTTTGACATACTGGCTCCTTTGTTATTGAAATACAATTATAACAAATCAGCCTTTTCTGGTCAACTATAATTTTCCAGGAACTTTTGCAGGTCGCCGTACAAGGTGGCCAGCATGGCTTCACGGCTTGAAAACAAGATCAACTGTTGACCCGGGAAATCAATGTAGTAAGGAAAGGTGATTTTTCGATCCAGGGCCAACAGCACACTCTTGTTCACTCTCAGTTGTTTGATGTTTTCAAGGGCTATGCTCCAACTTTCAATGTCAAGCATTTTAAAAGTCTGATATCCAAGATCGGTTAGTCTAGCACCGCCATCTGACCTAATATTTCGATACCAAACTTTGGTGGCATCATCAACTGACATCTGCTGATGGCTGGGCAGAAGATTGATTACTGCTTGAGTAATGTCATGCCGATTTTTCACGTGGATAAATGGTTTCCCCTTGCGTTAGCAAAACAACGGAAAACTTGTCAGTCTTGAACTGTGTATTTAATTTCTTGGCAAGATTGATGGCATGTCCACTGTTGGAGAAACTCACCTTGCGATACTTGGGCCCAGGATATTGAGTCAACATGTGTGCTGTTTTCAAGTTGATGGGTGCGCGGTCAAAGAACACTGCCCAGATGCCATCTGCGGCCAGCACCTGTTCACTGCGATAAGTTCGTTTGTCGGTGTTCTCAATCAACACATGCGGTTTTGGTCTACTCATTTTTAACTCCCATGTTTATTTATCAATAAACTCAGCAGTTTTAAAAGTTGCCACCATCCATGGAGACTGTGATCACATCAGTGTTGGTGTTGTCAGCGGGCTCTTGCAGTGCTTGTAACACCAATAAAAGCTTGGTGATATCGGCATGTAAATCACGGGCCTCGATGATGCTTAAAATTATATCTCGTTGTTGCCGGCTTTCGGCAGCTTTGATTCGATCAATGAATCGATTGATGTGCAGGCTCATTTTGCTTGTTCTGCCGCTTCTTGGGTTTTAAATGGTCCCAGATACTTGTATCTTTCCAGCATGATAAACTTGGGGCATTCCACAGTTTCATAATCTCTACGCACTTTTACTCGATACCAACCGGCTGCATACCAACTACGGCTTCGTGGTTCTTTGGTCCATAATGGTAGTTGGTGTTTGATATCAAACACTGAATTATGGGGAGTTTCTGTGGTATGGTATCCGTGAACCTGGTACTGTGGTTGAGTGCTGGGGGCGGGTAAAATGTTTTTAAAATCCACTAACACTTGTTCACGCAACATGTTCATGGTTTTATATACTGTGACACTGTCATTTATCCTCACTGAATACCCTTGTGGCATGTGTTCAATATTGCCTATTTTTTGATCGTTTTCCTGCAAAATCCAATATTGATCGGGTACTACTGTTTTGGCTACTATCATTGTTGTTTCCTTGTAAGATTATCCCAATACACCGTGGTAGGTTTCATTCAACCAACGTGAGTATTGCTCTGCGCTTTCGCTGACTCGATTCAATTCATACTTGCCGCAAAATTTCATAAATCGCACCCCCACTTGTCCCACATCCTTGTGTGAAATCTGTGACGCGATTGCTTGATCCACATAGGCCTTGACATTGTCGGGCTGTGCAGTCAAGTCAACCAAGGTGCAATTGCGTTCATAGTCATCCAACACACGATGCTCGGCACCTTCGTGATCTGACCAACGTTGCAACATCATGTTGTTCCAATTGTAGCCTTTTTTATCACGGTCTTCATAGGCTTCCAAAAGGCCCACCTTGTTCTTGGTGCCTTTTGTTCGCACACCTGGATAGGCCGAAAACACATTGTCACTGGCATCACCACGCATGCACTTCTCGAACAACAGCCATTTGGGATCGGGAATGATCTTGGGCTGTTTGGTCTTTTTGTCAACCACAGCACGATTCTTGGCATCAAAGATGCCGCGTATGGTCAACAACTCGTCGGTGATGCCGTTGTACTGATCCACGTTCTCGCTCAGCAATTGAACAAAGTCGGTGTCGCTTGAAATAACTGTGTGGTGATCTTGGGGGTGCAAAGCTATCCATCGCGCAATGATGTCATCGGCTTCGGCTTGCTCGTGTCGAATCACAGAACAGTTGGTCTGCTCTGCTAGGTATTTAGTGAAAACATCATAGGTCTCCCAAAACAGCTTGTCTTCTTCTTGCTCTTCTTCGGTCATTTTCCCGCGGGCCACAGCACGATTGGCCTTGTAGGGCTTGTAGAAATCTTTGCGCCAGCTTCGACCCTCTAAGGCAAACACCACGTGATCTGCCTTGAATCGTTGATGCATGCGATTCACTGAGCTCAACACAATGTGCAGAGCATACCCAACTTTTTCCCAGCTGTCGGCAGCACGGAAGGCCGCGTGGCGAGCACGGAAAAATAAGTTAGCCGTGTCAATTAGTAGATATCGCATGTTTACGCCAGGTTGTTGTTGATAATGTATTGTAACATAAATCTCTGCCATGCACGGTGAGCATCTTCTCCAAAATGCCAACTATCTGGAGAAACCGTGCCAAAACCGTTGCGGCGCAACCACGAATCAAATGTGGATTCTGGATTGTAGGGATCAATATAGTGTACTCCCCAATCATGTTGTTGTGATAGGGGTATTTTGGCAAAGTGTGAATTGCCGTTGAAAAATACATGTTGTATATTCAACTTGTTTAGCTGTTGATGAAAGGCCCATATTTTTTCATGTGATTGAGTTGTGCATTGTTGCCAGTCAATGTTGGCAACAAATTCTTTGTACTGTTGTTGTAGTTCAACAGGAACGTCATCAATACCCGAAGCATTGACTTGATAGTGGACACCGTCTTCGCCCTGCCATTCTTCGCGTTCCCAGGTGCTCCATTGAATCAACATCAATGTATCATTACACCATCCAGGGTGTTCTTCAATCCATTGCAGTGTGGTGCGAATGATTCGATCATTACTGCTGGCAGATTCAGCGTCACAGTATAGCACAGTTTTGAATACTTGACTTAGCCGGTTACCCCAACTCACTTGAAGATTGTCGGGATGCGGGACTCGCCCCATGTAAAAGTAGCGTCCGTCATCGTTGGCAAAAGCATGCTGATTCACAGCTTCGGCTGCGGCAGCGTGACTGTCACCGTTTACATACAGTCGCATCATTATGATATTGCCTTGATTTTTTCTGCTTCTGCAACTCGCTTGCGCAAACTGCTGGAACTAAAGCTATGGTCACGCCTATTAAATATTACTTGTATTTGTCGACTTTGGCCTTCGGCACGACCGGTAAAGTTTGTATCATTGTATTCTTCGCCCAAAATACGAATATCCAATGGTAGAATAAGCAACAAGTCAATCAAGTCTTGTTCAGTTTGATACACAACAACTTCATCAACATAGCGGCAAGCCGCAAGTTGAATCTGTCGTTCTACGATACTTTGAATAGGTTTATTCTTAGTATCAGGTCTATCAATAGTCGGGTCAGTTTGTAGTCCGCAAATCAAGTAATCACAATGATTTCTTGCTTCACTTAACATAGCAACGTGACCTGCGTGTAGCATATCAAATGTGCTGAAGGTAATGCCAATCTTTTTACCTTGTGCTTTTAGTTCTTTAATGTGATTGAATATCATGACACTTCTCTCCGTCCGCCACCAATGTCCTTGCTTTTTGTGTATCTAGCCGGAGTTGGATTCATGGCTTGATCTTGTTCCCAAGTTTCCATTACAACATGTCTACACACATTTTGGAACCAACGATCCACCACTTCAGCGTCGGTGTCATCGCGATTCATCATGTATCCAGCACGTACAAGATTGGCAACAAACTTCTCATTCCAATCCAGTTCAAATGCACCTTGATGCAGATTTTCTGAGTCCACTTCCAAACTTAGTATGGCCACATAAGGCTCGCCTTTTTCGTTGGCAATCTCTTTGGCAGATTTTTTTGGAGCCGCCCGGGGTTTTTCCTCTCGGGGAGGAGTTACTTCTGGTTCCGGCTTCTTTTTAAAACGATCAAATAATCCCATGACTACTCCTTAAAATAAATCTACTTCTTCCCACGGCAAGTTTGCCTTGCCAAAGTGACCATAGTTAGTTGTTGAGCTGTAGATAGGGCGGAACAAGTTAAATCTTTCGATGATACCGCAAGGAGTTAGATCAACGTTGTCTTGAATCCATTTAGTTAATCTACGTCCTTGTGCGGCATCAGCAGTTTCAACATAAAAACTCATGGGTTGTGCCATACCAATGGCATAACTGATCTGCACGTTTGCCCAAGGTGCTTGTCCACTTGCCACAATGTTCTTGGCAAGGTATCGCATCATGTAGGCAGCACTACGATCCACTTTAGTAGGATCTTTGCCACTGAAGGCTCCGCCACCATGAGCACTATAGCCACCGTAAGTATCAACAATAATCTTACGGCCAGTAAGCCCAGTATCGCCATCAGGACCACCAATAACAAATCTACCAGTGGGGTTAATAAAGAATTCAGTTTCATTGTCTACGTATTTCTCTGGTAATACTCCACGAATAATATTTTCTACCACCATTCGAACTTGTTCAATGCTTGCACTCTCAGCGTGTTGGGTTGAACATACAACCTTGGCAACACGTTGTGGTGTGCCATCATCATTGTATTCAAATGT